ATGGCAATATTTCCACGCCATTTGCGACAAATCTGCGACAAAATGAAGTTACCGACACCGCGTAAAAGAGGTGAGACATACACAATAACAGTTTCTCATCAAGGAAAGCGCTATTATTGCACCCGTGATACTGCAAAAGAATGTGAACAATGGGCTGCTCTCAAACTGCTAGAGTTAAAGGCTCAGAAAAAAATTGAAAGTGGTGAAGAAAAACCAAAATTTCTATTCCGTGATTTGAATAATAAATATTATCAGGAAGTAGGAATGCTAAATCCATCCAAATCATCAAGAGCATGGATTAAAGGGCAGCATAAAAATTTTGAAGTGAAATTTGGGGCATTAGCTCAAAAATCAATTTATGACATTACACCAAAAGATTTAACAAATTGGCGAAATAAACGGTTATCTGAAGTAAGTGAAAATACAGTATTAAAAGAAATATCACACTACAGTGCGATGTTTACATTCGCGCAAAAAGAACTGTTTTTGATTGATGAAAACCCTTGGATGCAAATGACAAAACCCAAAAAGCCAAAAGCTCGGGACCGTCGGATACATCCTTCAGAAATAGATTTAATGCTAAAGGCTTTAGATTATGAAAGGGGCAGTGTTCCTGTGTTGCCACAGCACTATGTTGCATGGGGCTTTTTGTTTGCAATAGAGACTGCCTTGCGTCGTGGTGAATTGTTGGCAATGGAAAAGAAAGATATTTATGACGGCTATGTTCACCTACCAAAAACTAAGAATGGAGATTCAAGAAACGTACCGCTATCTGAAGAGGCAAAAGAGTTATTAAAATTAATTCAGCATACTGGGCGCAATATTATCCCTCAGTCTGAAAATGCATTTCGATTAATGTGGGAAAAAAGAAAAGCGAGTATTGGCCTTAATAATCTTCATTTCCATGATACTCGTCATGAAGCTATTACTCGTATGGTTAGAGTCAGAAAGCTACCTGTTGAGGTGTTAGCCAAAATTACTGGCCATAAGAAAATTGATGTATTGGTTAATACTTACTATAACCCTGATGCAACCGATCTGATTGAAGCATTTAACGGATAAAACTAAGCCCGCATAAAGCGGGCATAAAATTAGTTTTTTCTTTTTGGTCCACGTCGGACCTTTTGATTTTTTAGAATTGCATCGGCCGCGTCGGGATCATACATGTGTTTGCCGTTAGTGCCTTGGTTAATTGAAATGCATTTAGTGCGTATGGTTTCATCTGAAAGGCCATATTTAGCAACAAGCTCTGCCACTGATACAAGTTTACGTTTTTCTAGCTTTAGGGCGGTAACTGTACCGCCTAAAAGCATTTGACCGAGAACAATTTGAGGGGCTGAATCTGCTTCAATCGTTACGATAAATTCAGGCATTATTCCCTCCATCTTTTTCTGCCAATTCATCCAACGCTTGAGCAAACAGTTTCATGCCTTCACGTAAATGACGTGCGTACTTTTCTGGTGCTGGATCGGCATAGATGAAACGTCCACCATGTGAAACAGGTACAGGTGGGTTAAAGCCTGCATTTCTGTACACACTCATGATGTGCCCACCTAGTAACGACTCCAGCTTTTGAACGGTTTTAGGGTCCTGTAATTTTTCGATATATGTAGCCATTACCAGTCACCTCCACTTATTCTCCCACTAAGTGCGTCGCTATTAGCTGCAACCAATTCTTGTTGATGTGGTTGACCATCTTTATCAGCATGCGAACTTCCAAGTAGTAATACCATGGCATCACTTGGACAGTAATATTCGGCATTTGGGAAATACTCGCGTACTTCATCAAGGAGTTTGGCAAGTGCTGTGTTTAAGCGTTTAAAACGTTTTTCAAAGTTTGGATTGGCTGTGTAAAGCAAATCGCTTGCATCTAATTCGCCCTCAGCTAGGACTGCCAAAACTTCAGCTTCAGATAAAGCTTTATATTTCATGCTCTAGCTCCTTTAAAAAGGTAAATCGATTGCCCAGTTGATGAATGCATTGCCATCTGAATAAAGCAAATCACCAGTATTAGAGCAGTTGGGGCATTTAACTTTGCCTGACCATAAATAGCCTGTGTTTTGAGGCTCAACTTGTATTCCCATGTATTCCGAAAACTCGCAGAGCGAACACGTCGTTGGAAATTTAATATTGAGGGTTTTTAAGTTCTCATTTACTGGATGGCATTTAATGCACATGTCTTCTAATCGGTGGATATGACCGCAATGACATTTGGTAATCGCTGCTGAATGAGCGTTGTAAGTTTTAAAAATTGCATAAGTCCCGTGATTTTCATCACCGCCTTGCTGCTTGAAATAAAAACCATTTGAGATTGCTAATTTTTCAAATCCTTTAAGTGTTAAACCTTCAAGATTGAGGGTTTTACTAACAAAGTCCTCAATAGCTAAATCAATGTTTTTCATTTTTTTTTCATCCTGTTCAATTTCCAAAATTGCTTCCTTGATCTTTTTATAGTTCTCGGCAGAACAAGGACGAGTGAAGTTTTTAATTTGTGAAATAAATGAAGGGGAACATTCTAACTTTTGAGTTAAGAGAGTGCCGCGGCCTGTGCTTTGATCAAGCCATTTGATCAATTCATTTATCTGCGCTCTAGTAGCTCGTTTACTACTTTTCTTTTCTGACTTTTTAGCCTTATGGTTTTTAATAGACTTGGTCATCATTTCACGCAAAGTTGATTGAGCACTGATTGGCTGATTGTTGAAATACCAGGCATGACCACTTTCACCATGAGCCAGTTTTTTGATTTCATTGCCTTGTGCTAACCAAGCTTCAACTTGATCATTAAGGCTTTGCTTAAAATACGAATGTAATGGGCAAATATGCATTAGAATCTCTCCAGGCAACTAACTAAGAGATAGCCCGCCATTAACAGGCCAAGAATTGAAAATCCAAGTAACTTTTCCATTAAATTTCGTCCTCAAATTTCATAAAACCGAACCAATGCGTATTACTACGCTTGCCGCTTGAGTGACCGAATAGGGGGGCATGCTTGGTTAATGCTAAAATTTCATTTGTCTTAATTTGGGTTTCATTCCACTTGAAAATGAGAACTCCACCTTTGGCCAATACCCGGAAACATTCCTGGAAACCCTTTCGAATATCTTCACGCCAATCTTGATTTAGCTTTCCATACTTCAATGCTAGCCAGCTTTTCTCTCCAGCTTTTATTAAGTGAGGTGGGTCAAAAACCACTAAATTAAATTGTCCGTCTTTGAATGGCATATCTCTAAAATCCATAACAATGTCGGGTTCAATAATTAGTGAACGTCCATCACATAAAATGTGTTTTTCCTGGCGAATATCCCCATAAACCACATGTGGATTTTGGCGATTGAACCAAAACATGCGTGAACCAGAGCAAGGGTCGAGAATTGGTTTATTCATTTCATTCCATCCAGTTGACGCAATTCGCTGTGTCACATTGACCAGAGATATGACCGTTGTGTGAGCTGATTGAATAAATCACTTCACCTTCATTGCAGATCGGGCAATCTAATGTGCCGTTAATGGTTTGAGCAGGGCGTTCTACTCCATGCTTATCGGTAATTACCTGGCGTACTTTTAAAACCGCATCGAACCAATTCATGCTCAAACCTCCAAAACCGAACCGTGAAAAGCAGAACTTAGTTCTTCAGTCCATTTAACCTTTTCAACAAGATTAATAAATTCAAGGTTGTAAGCTGAATCAATGAAGGCATTAGCCTGGGCAATCGCAATAACGAGTTCGTTGCCATTAGAGGCTTTTGAAATGTTGGAGATAGCGCATTTGATTTGATCAATCGATCTTTCACGATAGAAATCAAAATCACGCTTTGGCTGGGCAAAATCAGGGGCAAATAGTCGAGCATCAACAAGGATGTCGAATTGGGTTTTAGAAGGGTTATGTTTTTTCATGACTAAATCCTAAGTTAGATTAGATGTATTAAAACTAATCTAGCTTAGATTTTTAGTCAATCAATATTTCTAAGTTTACTTAGATTATTTTTTTTTTATTATTGATTTATAAGAATTTTTTTGGAGGTTCAAATTTACCCACATATTTACCTTTATAAATACAATTTTCTTTAAGAGGGATAATGTTCGGATGGAAATTCCCATTTAAAGCTTGTAAGTACATGTTTTTATTCTCTCTAACAAGAGCTTTGAATGTTGCTTGATCATCACACATTGCAACAATCATTTCACCTGTTTGAACGTATTCAAGTGGAATATCTGGATCAATACAGATTAAATCCCCATCTTTGAAGTGTGGGGTGTTGCTTGTGCCCTGAACAATCATATAAAAACTGTTTCTTCCTGCTTCTGGTGGGGCAGGTAACCATAGTTCAATTTCATGTGGTTGAATTGATCTTACATTGGTCCAGTTTCCAGCTTGAACATAATCGAGCACAGGCAGCATCCTTGTAATTGGTCTTAAGTCTTTAACAGATTGCTCATTATTATTAACACCATATTTTAAATAATCAATTGTAGTATCAAGGACCTGACACAAAGCCTCTAAATTTTCGTATTTAGGCTCATTTACGTCTTTTTCCCAAAAACCGACTGTTACATCAGATACTCCAACTAGATCGCCAAGTTTTACTTTGGATAATTTTTTTTCTTTCCTAAGTTTTTGTATACGTAAACCAATGGTTTCCATTTCTAAATCCTACAATGATTATCTAAGTTATCTTAGCTATTGACTATCGAAGTTAACTTGTGTCTAATAAATTCTAAGTTTACTTAGATTTTTTTGGTGACAGTATGACCCGTACAGAAGCTCTAGAGCTACTTAATTGCAAAAAACTTTATCAATTAGCAGAAAAACTCGAATTGACCACTTCTGCAATAGCTCAATGGGGTGATGAGGAAGACATCCCTGATTATCGTGAATATGAAATCAGAGAATTAGCGGCTGGCCGAGTTCCTAAACGCCTCCAAAAGAGCAAGCAGAATTTAGTGCATGTAAATAATTAAAAAAATGAATGAAATCGGAGATTTTTAACATGGTTTTATCTTTAATCGAACGTCGTGAAAAAACTGTTATGTCATTAGAGCAAGCTTTGAAAGCTGCTGTTTATCGTCCAGGTGATGAATACCTAATGGCCCAAATTGCAGAAAAGAACGGTTGGAATATCAATACGTTCCGTAGTTCCATCAATCCAACGACTCCTACACATAAGGCAAATATTTATCATTTCGAAGCTATTTTAGATGAAACAAAAGATAGCCGGATTATGGATAGTGTTTGTGCAATTCATGGAAATGCGGCTTGGTTTGAGTTGCCGAAAACTGAAAATTTAAATACCGCTGATTTTGTTATGAAAATAGGCAAATTGGCACAAGAGCAGGGTGATTTATCTCAATCCGTAGCTAAAGCAATTGGCGATGGATGCATTAGTGAAGATGAGTTAGCGGTAATTCGTAAAGATGCTTTTGAACTCATTCGAGTTGTTTCAACTATTTTGGCTATGGCTGAGGAACAACATAGAGGTGATCATGCCTAGAAAAAAGAAAGGGTTTGAACTACCCGATGTAAAACATGCTGCCCGTGGTCAATGGGAAGATATTTTTGCACGTTTTAATATTACTGTTCCTAAAAAAGATACTCATGGACCTTGTCCGTACTGTGGTGGCGAGGATCGTTTTCGATTTGATGATAAATATGAAAATGGTGATTGGCTTTGTAATGTTTGTACGGAAAGCAAAAACAGAGATGGCTTTGATTTAATTGGTAAAGTTACAGGATTACCGTTTTCTCAAATCATTGAAGAGGTTGCTTCAATTGTTGGCTTGGATGCAACTAGTACTATTACGCCTCAAATGCGTAAACAGTGGGAAGAAGAGAAAAAAATACGTGATCGCATTAACCAGGAGATGAAGCTTAAAAAACAGCAACAAGTAGCAAGACAAGCAGCAGGTTTATACCGCAATCCTTATCCTGGTGAAACAAGCCCATATCTTGAACGAAAGCAAGTACCCGTTTTACCTGGCGTGAAGATTGATCATAAAGGGAATGTACTAATCCCTGCTTATGACACTGAAGGCTTCATGTGGAATATGCAAACTATATATCCGGATGGTGGAAAGTTTTTCGTTTCTGATGAAGAAGACCCAAATGGAAATAAAAAAGGTGGACGTACTGGCGGCTGTTTTTTTCTACTCGGCACCATCGAGCTTGTTGACCCCATCATTATTTGCATAGCTGAAGGGTACGCAACTGGTGCAAGTATTCACCTGGCAACGGGCTATCCCGTGGCTTTGGCTTTTGTAGCTAACAATATTCCAAAAGTCGGTGCAGCTTTAAGAGAAAAATACCCGCAAGCAACACTTGTTTATTGTGCTGATGATGATAGTGCAAAAGATGATACAGGTATGAAATACGCTCAACAAGCTGTGGCTGTCACTGGCGGCATCGTAGTACTCCCTAAATTTAATAAGGTGGCATAAGTGAACCAAAACCAACAAGCAGGACAGCCACAAGCAACTTTCATCCCATCGGACTTTAATGACCTGCATTTGATGTTTGGGTTGGAAGAGGTAAAGGCTCAGATCGTCCAGGCTATTAATACGTCTATTCCCCTTTCCCCCGAACCCCCTAAAACCAACAAGTCCATCCATATTGAGGGGCAAATCGAGAAAGTTTCTCATGTTCCTGTGGTTGAGGAAAATCTTATGGCTGTTGAATCGGGGCAAGGGGGTGACATTTCGACAGAAAATGATGCTGTACCTGAATCTATTCAGAAATTCATTGATCGTTATTACTTAATTGAAGCAAAAACAGATGTTTGGGATAACTTTGACAAAATTGTCTCTGTACACGACAAATTTCACAGAACCCTTATCCTATCAGGGTTCTGCCTTCTTAAAATTGCCAAAATTTCCTTAAACTCTTCTTTTTTCCCAAAACCAATTAAACGCTGAATCGCCATTTGAACATAGTCTAAACCATAGCGAAATAAACTCATTGAGAGTCGTCCATGCTTCTTTATTTTTATCGCTTTTTTTTGATCATGTTGCCATTCACCCGTTAAGTAACACCAACAGAAGCTTATAGCTAACACCGCAATCAATTTTTTCACTCGTCTAGGGTCTGTCAAGCGCGTATTTTCAAGATTAAACCCGCGTCCTTTGAGACAACTGAATAAGGTTTCAATTTCCCAGCGTAATGCATAATCCTGAATAGCATTGGCATTAAACTGAGGAGAAACGACGAGTAAAAGCTCTCCATTTTCTAACTGTAGTGCACTTATATATAGTTTCACCCGACCAACCAAAATCCGTCGTTTACGACATTCAATTTGACCAACTTTAAGATGGCGAAATAAATCACTAATTTTATGATTCTTTCCTAAATGATTGGTGACAATGAAGTTTTTTTAACACGAATGCAGAAGTTGATGTCTTGTTCAATTAACCATGTAAACCACTGCTCACCGATAAACTCTCTGTCTGCGAACACATTCACAATACGGTCTTTACCAAAAATGGCTATAAAGCGTTGAATCAAAGCAATACGCTCTTTCGTATCTGAATTTCCACGTTTATTAAGCAATGTCCAAAGGATAGGTATCGCTATTCCACGATAAACGATTGCGAGCATCAGGATATTAATATTTCGTTTTCCCCATTTCCAATTGGTTCTATCTAAAGTCAGTTGCACTTGGTCGAATGAAAACATATTGAAAATCAACTGAGAAATTTGACGATAATCAAAATACTGACCTGCAAAGAAGCGCTGCATACGTCGATAAAATGATTGTGGTAAGCACTTGATGGGCAAGGCTTTAGATGCAGAAGAAAGATTACATGTTTGCTTTAAAATAATCACAAGCATGATGAGCGCAAAGCACTTTAAATGTGACTTGTTCCATTTTAGATATTTGTTTAAGATAAGATATAACTCATTGAGATGTGTCATAGTATTCGTCGTTAGAAAACAATTATTATGACATTATTTCAATGAGTTATCTATTTTTGTCGTGTACAGAGCAAAATTGTAATAAAGAAAAATGCTTTTACTGCTTTGTTGGGTCAAAAGCAGTACAAGCTATGGTTAGACCATAAAAAAGTTATTCCAAAATCTGAGTTTGAACACAATGTTAATGTGGCTACTAATTTAACTATTCAGGAATTATTAGATAATTTCGTTGTCCTGGCAAACTCAGAGGAAGCTTGGAATTTAGTTGAGCGTAGGACTTGGCTTATTAAGCATATACGAATTGCGTACCCTAATATTTTTGACTTGTGGTTTAAGTCTCCAGCTAGAAAAATCATTCCTCGTCAAAACCTTATTTTTGACCCGAAGCAAGAACATGATCATGATGAGAATTACATCAATATTTATCGTGGATTGAACATTGATGTAATGCGTGATCAGCATGGTGAACAATTGACTCGTGCAGAGGTCTATGAAGATTGTAAGGGCATCATGACCTTGATTAATGATCTTTGCGATGGGGAGAAGGAAGCAGTTCTTTTTTTATTGAAATGGCTAGCGTTTCCTCTTCAAAACATTGGCGCGAAAATGGCTACATGTGTGCTGATGCATGGTCATATTCATGGATCTGGTAAATCTTTAATGTTCGTTTCAATCATGAAAAAGATTTATGGTGAATACCATACAACAGTTGGGCAAGCTCAACTTGATAACCAATATAACGAATGGATTGAAAACAAACTTTTCGGTGTGTTTGAAGAGATTGTAGATAACAAGAAAAAACATAACGTTATGGGGATGATTAAGCATCTCATTACTGGTGAAACGCTCTATATAAGTAAGAAATTCGTATCAGGATGGGAAATGAATAACCACCTGAATACTGTATTTTTATCAAACAATACTCAACCACTACCAATCGAAGAAAAGGACCGTCGGTTCTTAGTGCTTAACCCTTGTAAAGACTTGGATGGACCTTTGCATGAAAGGGTAATGCAAGAGTTAAAGACTAACGGTGTACAAGCTTTTTACACCTATTTGATGGGGCTGGACTTAACTGACTTTCATGAACATGTAAAGCCGCCAATGACCATAGCTAAAAGGACGATGATTGATTATTCGCGTGCAGGCTTTGACACGTTTTATCATGAATGGAAAAACGGTGACACAAAATTCCCTTATGTCTCCTGTAAATCAGAGCAGCTTTATAAAGCGTTTGGTCAATGGTCCAGAACAACTGGAGAGCATCAAATCAGTATGAAAAGATTCATTATTGAGGGTAAGAAGCATGGCATTGTTCCAAGTGATAAGGCCAAGCATTGGAAAGGTAAGCGAAGTTCTGGACAAAATAAAGTCATTATCATTGGTGAAAAACCCAAAGATGAACAAGAGCAGCTTTGGCTGGGGTTGCAAATCGAACAATTTCAAGATAGCTTAGACGGGGTGAATGATGTTCCTGAAGCAAAATACGCACAATAAGAGCTTCTCATGTGAACCATGTGAATGGTCATGTGAACCATTTAAGCAAATCATTCACACGCTCAAAGCCTTACATACCAATGCATACAACAACCATGTGAATGATGTGAACCATTTTCTTGCGCGCGCACGTGAGAGAAAAAAACACCTATTGCTTAATTTAAATCAATTTAAATCAAATATTGTTCATAATTTAAACATAAGTGAAATCACTCTCACGCGAGAAAACACACATAAATCATTCACATCATTCACATGTAATACAATTTATTGTTTTTACTCATGTTTCTATGTGAACCATTGGTCAAAATCATTCACACAACCATTCACATCATTCACATGGAATTTTGAGGATTAAAAAAATGGAAAAATATTTACGTTTATTAAATCCCAAAACAACCAATTATGATGCAATCCCTTCGGGTAACCATGGTGCTTTGACTGCTGCGGACGTATGCATTGCTATGAGTTATGCAAAATTAACTCCTTTGCAGGATAATTTATTCCGCTTGAAATACTTGGGCGCAAACAACATTGAGAATGTGGAGTTATTTAGCAAGTTATTGCTTACAAAGTATCAAGATAAATTTATTCAAGCAGGTGTGAACATGATCTATCACTTGCCAATCGTTCGCGTTGCTTTGGTTGAGTTCTGTTTAGTATCTGCTGATTACAAACCTACTGAACGTAACCGTGAAATTATTTCTGGATTCAGTGATACAACTGTACGCAACCACATGAAACGCCACATTGATAATGTTTTAGCTGATTTAAAACAGGCATGTGAATTAGGTGAAGAAAAGATTATTAAGCAGGTCTATTGCTCTAAGTAAACTTCGGTATTGACACAAAAGCAAAGTTAAGTTAGATTTCTCCACAATGGATAACTGTATTAAACGCTGTAGTTTCCTTCAGAGCTGAAAAGCTCTCTTTCAAAGCCCGCATGACTCCCTTTGACATGCGGGCTTCTTTTTTGAGATTTGGAACCATGACAAGCCGTCCACCACAAAGAGCTAAGCGCCCATGTCTTGTGGGCAGTTGTAAAGATTTCGCATCGAACAAAGGTTACTGTGACAAGCATCAAGACCGCATCAAAAAGAAAGATCGGGAGCGGGGCACAGCACACCAGCGCGGCTATGATGCCCGTTGGGAAAAAGATAGAACCAAATTCTTAGATGAGAACCCGCTATGTGCGGACCATCGCAAGCGAGGACTTGTTGAAGCCGCAACGGTTGTTGACCATATCATCCCGCACAAAGGCGACCAGGTGTTGTTCTGGGATAAGAACAATTGGCAACCGCTTTGCAAGTCATGCCATGACCGCAAGACAGCAACCGAAGACAAAGGCGGCTGGTCATATCAACCACCAGTTACGCAAAAGCCAGTTGATTGTTATGTTTTTAAAGTTGGTGAGATGGTACAAGCTGCAACGGCTTATGCAATTGACACTTTGTCCTGTGGTTGGACTGATAGTTTTGAAATCAAATCAATCGAAGATAAAAAGATTGAAGTGCATGATGCCGATGGTTTTGTTCATAAGCTGCATCACTCACACTTCAAGGCGGTGACTGCATGAGTTGCGAACGAGAAGTTATATTGCTTGGTGATCCGGTTGTATATCGTGATGACTTGAAAGGGTTCGATGAACTTGGTGTTGTTGTTGAAGCTGGCTCATGTCTCAAAGTCTTATGGAATGGTGAAGATCATCCACGATCTGAAATACAAGAACGGTTACGCGGTGCTCGACTTGATGAAGTTGATGCTGGTTGCCGAGTGATTCACGGTGTGATTTATGAATGAGATTCCTAAACCGCCTCGACCACCTGAGCCAACAGAAGTAATAGGAAATGATTTCATTCCTAAACGTCCAGTTCCACCAGATGTTGCAAGGCCACCGATTCAAATTCTATATCCAGATGAGACAAGCTGTTCAGATCGTTGGACCATAGGTTTTTATTGGGGCGCTTTTATCGGTTTTGGATTTGGAATTATTTTTATAAAAATCCTTATCAAACTTGGGTTTTAGGGGATAGGGGGTCAAAAGTCAAAAAGGCCCTCTCAGAAAAGACCGCCCCCCCATCAAATTTTTGTGTGGTCAAAAGTCCATAGGGGGGTATACCTCTAATATTTAATCAGTTTTAAATTTTTGGAGGTCCTTATGTCAAACATGGGAAGACCTAGAAAGTCTTTACAAGAAAAAGTTTTAAGTGGTGGCCGCGTTCGAGAAGATCGTGATGAAGATGCACAAGTTGCGAATGCTGCTGTCGATCTTGGAATGCCACCATGCCCAGCATGGCTAAATAAAAAAGCCCGAAAACATTGGGACACATTAGGTCCGAAATTGGTTCAAGCGGGTTTGCTTAGTGTTGTTGATGGTGATGTGTTTTTACTCCACTGTGACAACATGGCAGCGTATGAAGAAGTTCAAGAAAAATTGCAGGATATTAATTCTTGGGTTGCGACGACTCCAAACAAATTTGAAGTCCAGTCGGCATGGCTACAAATCCGAAATAAATTGCAGGAATTAATTATTAAAACTGCCCGTGAATTTGGTTTAACTCCAGCGGCTCGTTCAAGTGTCAAAGTGAATAAACAACAGCAGCTTGATTTATTGGGTGCGGCAGCGGCCACTGAAGATGATGAATTTGCGGATATGAACATCCGTACAAGTTAGGAAAATTTATGCGTGATTATTTTAAAATCGCGCTCCAGTATTGCCTTGATGTTCGCTCTGGAGTGCGTGTATCTGGGCAACTTGAAAAACTTGCCATAAAAAGATTTTTATCTGATTTAAAAAGATCAAATTTTAATGTTGAGTCGGTCGATGACGAGACACAAGAATTATTAAATCAACTGAAATTTAAACCTAGTCCAGATGTTGATTTTGATTATGAATTGAATCTTGGGCGTGTAGATCATGCCTGCAAATTTGTTGAAGCTTGCCCACACGTAAAAGGGAAGTTGGCAAAATTAAAGCCAGATGGAACAAGACACCGATTGATATTAGAGCCGTGGCAGATTTTCGCTATGGTGAATATTTTCGGCTGGATTGATTCTGACAACAAACGTCGGTTTTTGTATGTCTATATTGAGGTAGCTAAGAAAAATGGTAAATCAACTTGGCTGGCTGCCGTTGCCTTATACCTGGCATTTCTTGACGGTGAAATGGGTGCTGAAGTTTATACAGCAGCAACATCAAGAGACCAGGCAAAAATCGTATTTGAAGATGCGAAAAAGATGGTGGAGTTTTCACCACGCATGTGTTCGAAATTCGGCATTGAATTTTCACAATATTCAGTCTTTCAGACCGAAACAAACAGCTTTCTTAAAGCGCTATCACAAGATAGGGGCGGAACAAAAGATGGTTTAAACGTCCATGCAGCAATTATTGATGAATTACATGCTCATAAAACTGCTGACATGTATGACATTGTTGCGAATGGTACGGCAGCACGTGAAGAGCCTCTGATTTTAGCCATTACAACTGCTGGTGATGACACTACAAGTAAATGTTATCAAGAACGGCAAATTGTTGTTGATGTTCTGAAAGGGAAGGCTACACACGAACAATATTTCGGAATAGTCTTTTGCTTAGATCGCGGTGATGATTGGCAAGACCCAAAGGTATGGCCTAAAGCAAATCCCAATTATGGGGTTTCGGTCAATGAAAAATACCTTTTTTCAGTCTTTGAAAAAGTCAAAGTTAGTCCAAAGCAAGAGGGTATTACTCGTCAGAAACACTTAAACGAGTGGGTAGGTGCTGTTGATGGTTGGATTGCTCCTTCAATCTGGGAAAAATGCTATTCAGAAGTTAAATATGAAGATTTAAATGGTCAAATCCGTTTTGGTGGATATGACTTGGCTAGTCGACTGGATTTAGCATGTTGGGCTGAATTGATACCGCGTTTAGAGGCTGATGGGAAGATTCATTGGTATGCATTTATTCACTCCTATATCAATGAACATGTACTTGAAACAAAAGCAGCTATCAATGGAGAAAAACGCCCAGATGAATATCCTGTTTGGCGTGATCAAGGCTTTTTGATTGCTACTCCCGGAGAGTCAACAGACTTCAAACGTATTCAAAGGGATATTGAAGACGCACATGTAAAAAATCCCTTTTATGAAATTGGTCATGACTCTCACCATGCAGATCAATTAACCGCGAATCTTCTTGAAGAAGGGCTAGCAGTAATTGAGGTCCCTCAGAAGACAGAATTTTTAAATCCGGCGATGCGATGGATTGAAGTTTTGCTGGCTGAGGGTCGATTTCATCATTCTGGTGATCCTGTATTTAACTGGTGTGCATTGAATGTGGTTGTAAAAGAAGATGCAAAGGAAAATATTTTCCCACGTAAGTCTTCACCCGCAAAAAAAATTGATGGAATGGTTGGGGTCATTATTGCTGCATCTCGTGCCCGACACTGGGATAGTGAGGAGGTTTTTGATCTTGTACCTGGTGACAACTCTGATGATTTTGACTTTGATGACTATATACAAAATATGGTAGTGGGGCGACGATGACAGCAAAAATTGCAAAAAGTCGGCTGTTTGAGTGTCTTGAAAAGGACAAAATCAATCGGGCCGTGGATGATGCAAAGGAGAGTAATACTCGAAGTACTGGTCCAGCAAATCCAGGGCGAGGAACATTAATTGATTTTCCCCGTTCAAAAAGTCGGATTGCTAGTACAGCGACTTGGGACCGTGCAATGACACTATCAGTAGTGTTTGCATGTCATAAGGTTTTAGCTGAAACAGTAGCAAGTTTACCCCTTGAAATGTTCATGTTTGATCAAGATCGGAACCGCAAACAAATATTTGATCATAAGTTGGCGAGTCTTTGGCGTAATAAACCAAATGACGAGCAAACTAATGTCGAATTTAAAGAAACATTTATGCTGAATTTAATCAGTGGAAATGTATATGTGCGCAAACATTATTACCACAAAGAGCTTAATCAACTTGTTGTGATAAATAATGCTTCTGTAGACCCAAAATTGAACAATAAAGGGAAAAAAGAGTATCACATCACCTATTCTGATGGAAAAAAGGAAATCCTGACAAATAATGAAATTTGGCACGTCAAATTATTTGGTACTGGTTTGGTTGGAATGTCGCCTTTGGCATATGCTGCCAGATCAATAGGAATTGGTCTTGCAACCGACGACAAAGTCGGTCGAATTATGGAAAATGGCGCTAAACCTTCAGGTGCGCTTTCAACAGATAAATCACTGAAAAAAGAACAACGTCAATCATTACGTGAAGAAATGGAAGAGCTAGTTTCTGGTGATGATTGGTTTTTACCAGTTCTTGAAGGTGGATTGAAATTTGAAAGATTTAGCTTAACTCCAGAAGATATTGAACTTTTAGAAACCCGAAAATTTACTGTTGAAGAAATTTGTCGTTTCTATGGTGTGCCAAGTGTACTAGTGAATGACACTTCTGGTTCAACAGTTTGGGGTAGTGGTATCGAACAAATTGTGGAAGCTTTTTATCGATTTGGTTTGCGTCCTTATTTTGAGCGTATTGAAGAGTCAGTTCGACTTAATCTGCTTGACCGTGTTGATTGGGACAAATACGAATTTGAATTCAAGATTAAAGACTTATTACGTGCATCAATTACTGCTCGAATTAGTAATAACAAATCGAGAATTGAAAGCGGACAAGCCACGATTAATGAGGTCCGCAAAGAAGAAGGGTTTAGTCCTGTTGAGGGTGGAGATAATTTAATGATAGCTGCGAACCTTATTACCCTTGATCGCGCTGTAGCTGGAGGGGGGCAAAAAAATGAATCTTAGCATGCTCAAACTACGTAACTCACAAGTGCAAAAGCCGGATGTTCAAATCCGGCTTTTGCCATTCTCAGATGTGAAATTACGCTTTGATGAAAATCAAGATAAAAATTCAGCATTCATATTTGAAGGCTACGCTGTCCGTTGGGACAGTGTGAATTCACATGGCGAACAATTTGTTAAAGGTGCCTTTGCAGATTTTATTAATGCCGTGAAAGCTGGAACCATGCGTTGCCACATGTATTACAACCACGGCCACCGTCATGACTGGATTAGTCCAGAGTATGCAATGCGGATTGGCAAGTGGCTTGAACTAGAAGAGGATGACATAGGTTTTAAGGTATCTGGCCGCCTCACACTTGGTTTAAGCCTTGCTAATAATGTTCGTGCAATGCTTGAAGATGGCACGATAGATGGTTTATCGATTGCCTTCTTTAATCCAGATCCGATGGATATTGAAGATATGGGGGCTTATATACGTATTAAGCGTGTAAGTCTCTATGAAATTAGTATTTGTGATGAACCTAGTGATCGTAATGCACGAGTAACTGATGCGGATATTCGTAATATTCAAACAGAACAGGACATGAAACTTTACCTAGAGCGAAAGTTCAACATTGATGACATTGCAGCCACAAATTTAATTAAGCGTGCTCAAGAGTTTGGGCAGGTGAAATCAAAACCTCATGATCCATTTGCCTTTTTAGATAAGGTTTAAATTTTTTATCAAACATACATGACCGCCGAATGGCGGTTTTCTTTTATTAAAGGAAAAATATATGACTGCTTATCAACAAACACCTGTTGCTCAATCTCTAAGTGTTTATGGTGATCTTTCTACCCGAAATACTACGGGTAATGGTAATCCTGCACCGCGCTCATTAGATGAACTTGCTGGGGATTTCCAACAACGTTTAACACAGTTGGATCAGTTGATTGCTGCTCGCCAGCAACAATTTGCCAATCTGCCTGAAAATGTTCGTCAAGAATTAGAGGCGCGATCAACTGAAATTCAGAAATTAGCGGCAGATATTGAACAAATTAAAACAGATTTAGTGAATGAAGCACGATCACTACCACATGATGAACAGCATGATATTGCTGCAATCCTAATTCGAAATAAAGAATCAGTGGACCAGGCAGAAATCATGTTTAAGCGTTCTAAGCAAGTTTCTGAATCTGTAACGTTTGAAGGTATTAAAACGCGTAATATTATTACTCTTGCAGGCATTGAAAACAAAACTGCAAACGCGAATGCTGCTAAAGATATTACCAGTCGTACTGCTGTTTATCGCCCTTTAAATATTATTGATTTAATCAACTGGTTGCCAGTTGAAGGCGAAAAAGCATACTACTTACGCGAATCTAGTTTTAATATTTTGGCTGATATTATTCCTGAAGCTCAAGACAAGCCTGAATCTGAATTGAAGTTAGGTATGCTTGAATTAAGTGTAGGGACTATTGCTCACTTCATTCGTGTATCAAAGCAAGCATTAAAAAATATGAATATGCTTGCAATGTATATTGAATCACGTATGGCGTATGGTGTCCGATTAAAACTTGAATACTATGTTGTAAATGGGCATACACCTGCTTCAGGACAACAAAAAATCTTTAGCGGGTTATTAGAAGACGGTAACTTTGTAACAGTAACCACTGCTACTGATGACACTGCAATTGATGTACTAAATAAAGCGAAATATAAAGCTGCTGCTACATTTATTCAGCCTGATTGTACAATTTTAAACCCTGAAGATTGGGGGAAAATTGAACGTATCAAAGGTGGTGATGGGCATTATATTTTTGGTTCACCTGGTGCTGTTGTCCAGCCAGTATTATGGGGTGTTCCTGTTGTATTTAGTGCGACTATGCCAGTTACTAAATATTGGACAGGTCCTTTAAATTATGCTTTTGAAGGTTACCTTGATGAAAACGTTGATATTATCGTCTCAACAGAAGATAGTAATAACGTAACTAAGAACTTAGTAACTGTACTGGCCGAAGTTGATGGCTCTGGTGCAGTAGTAATTCCTGATGCTTGTGTATCTGGTACTTTGCCTGAAGTAGTAGCAGAACCACCTGCTGGCGGTTAATTTTCAATAAAAGCAGCTTTTTAGCTGCTTTTTTTTTATGTTTTATGCAGATTTTTGGATTTTTTATTCAGAAATCTGCATTTTTCTTCATTTTTAGGACGTTTTTATGAGTGACTACATAACGCTTGATTTAGCGAAATCTCATTTACGTGTTTTGCATGCGCGTGATGATTCATACATTGAGTTACTGATCAAAGCGGCTTTGAAAGCAGTAAGAAACTACATAGATAGAGATTTTGCTGAAGTTCAACTGAAGTGGGGAGTTCCTTCGGACGTTCTGCCTGAAGATTTGATTTTTGCGGCTTTGTTGATCATTGGTGACATGTATCAAAACCGGGCTGCTCAGACAGATGCAGCACTCTTTATCAATATTGCTTGTGAGCGCTTGATGGGTCCTTATGTAAAAAAAGGGGTTAAATGATGTCTAGAACTTTTATTAAAAGATTCGCAAGTACTCAACCGAAATTCTTAGCTGAAAGTATTTCAAAATTCCAGCGGCAAGAGTCTGTAGAGATTCAAAGTCTTTCAACATTTATTGTTGAGGGGGACACGTGGCCGTATCAAGCTTTGGTGGTTTTTGAACGTCCTATTCAGATCAAAATAAGCGATGAACCACCCGAATATGTAAGACCACTAATAAATTGCCGTTGAGATTTAACCATGCATGAAAAATTTGAAGCTTGGATTAAAGCTCAGCCGTTTTATACAAAGCTGATTTATATACATGGTGAACGCCTTTTTATTCGTGACAATGGTGAATATCAGATTTTTGCAATGGAAGTTGCCTATCACGCTTGGTTGGTTCAAGGAGGTGATTCATGCAAAGCGGAAAATTAGACGTTTTGTTCGATGTCTTAAAACGTGGTACTGAAAAAAACAGCGCTGGGGAAGTCAAACAAATATGGTCGAGCATCGGCCAATTTTATGGAGATATTGAACCAATCAGTGCAGCTAATTTCGTGCAATCGGGTGTTCAAGGTTCAGCTTTAGTTTGTCGTGTGGTTATGCGGCCAGATGATTTCCCTGGTATTAAGGCTGAATTTCTATTACGTGATGTTGATACAAATGACATCTATGCAATTAATGGTGTACTCCCAATTACCCCAAGTAAAAAGGCATTGATGTGTAGCTTAGGGAAATTGTGATATGGACATAACACATAAAATGGTTGGTCTAGATGACATGCAAAAACAAATGTCAAATTTGGTCGATCTAGCTACTGAAAAGAAAAAAACCAAAGCTGCTGCAATGTATGCGGTTAAACCCATGCTTGATGAAGCAAAGAGTCGGGCACCAGTTGCTGAAAAGGCATATTACCGTTATTACCGTGGTTCTTACAGACAGCGTAAGCGTGGTAATGCTAAATCCAGCCGTCAATTAATGATACCAGGCAAATTAAAAGAAGCTATAAAACGTAAAAGTGTGGAACTGGATCAATCTGTAGGTGCTGCTGTATATGTTGGTACAGCAAAGGCACTATTTAATCGTAAATATTATCCTTTTTATTGGCGTTTTTTGGAAAGGGGCACGCCTAAAATGGCAGCCAAGCCTATTTTTAGGCCGACTTTTGATGCTGGAAAATACCTAGCGTTACAACGTTTTAAGTCCAGATATAAAAAATATATCGATGCAATTGTGAAGCGTCAAAAGTTGGAGAGTTTACAAGATGATGGTGAGTGAAATTATTTATGAGGTCCTGAAGGGACCTTTTAATGACAATGTTGGGCCGCATCCATTGCCTGAAGGGTTTGATAGATCAACCACATATATCACTTATCAAGGTATTTCAAATATTCCTTTAAATACGGTTAAAGGTTGGACAGGCCATGATCGGTTACGGATTCAAATTAACGTCTATACCCACGAAAAATTGCAAGGTGAAAAAGATGCCATTGCGGTGAAATGGGCTATGGACCAGCAAAAATATTCAAACTGTGAAATCGCTGATCAACGTGATGGCGGTTTTGATGAAGAAACCCAGCTTTGGGTTCAGGAAATTGATTTTTTTATATGGCAAAACGCCTGCAATTAGAGGATTAACTTATGGCTGGTTGTGTTGAAGGTTTAATTGATGCTCAAGGAGCCTCAATCTCGTTCCGTGAAGAGGGTGCAACCTCTTGGGAAGTTACTGCTGAAGTCACTGATTTGCCAATGCCTGATTCAACTCGTCCAGTTGATGATGTAACTACGGTAGATTCAAAATTTAAAAAGAAAGCAACGGCAGGTGCAATTGACAATGGTGCTTTAGCGCTTGAGTTCTTACAGATCAGTGGTTCAGATCAGCAAGCAAAACTTCGTGATTACTACAATAAAGGCAAGTGCCTTGAGTGGAAAATCGAACTAGATGATGAAGCTAAAACATCTTATGAATTTTGTGCGTCCATGAGCAAATTTACGGTTGTTCGTGCTGCTGACAAAAAGAACCGTGTACAAACTCAACTAGAAATTTCTGGTGAAGTAGTGGTCAAAGAAAATGATGTGGTCGTTGTTGTTCCACCTGTAACACCTTAAATTTTAATTCTTAATAATGCCCGCAATATGCGGGCTTAATTATTTGTATTTGGAGATAAATAAATGTCTTTAATTAATAAATTTTTAGAAATCACTGAAAAACCACGATTTGAAGTTGTTGAAGTTGAGAAGCTTGGAAAGATTGGCTTGCGCTTACTAACGATTGAAACACGTGACGAATGGTTAGAGGCGCAAAAAAATGACCCAAAAACAGCATTTCCAATTTTAATGAAAAATACTGTATGTGATCCTGATTCTGGTGAGCTGGTATTACAAGAACTTGAAACTGAACAGTTACGAAAATTACCAGCTATGGTTGAGAAGGATTTATTCTCAAAGATTTGTAAGGCAAATGGGATTAAAACACAGGTAGAGGCGAAACAGGAAGAAGAGTTAAAAAACTCCGAAGCCGGCCAGAATTAAAATTTAAATTTCAACTAGCTTTAAGGCTTGGCCGGACTGTTGAAGAGCTAGAAAGAACGATGTCCAATAAAGAGTTTGGATACTGGAAAGCTTTTAATGTTCTTGAACCGATTGGACTCTTCAGAGAGGATATTTTATTTGCTGGTTTAGGCCGTACCATTACAGATGCAATGGTGCCGAAGCATCCCTTTAAACTTGATAATTTTATGATGTTTAAAGAAAAACAGCCTATGCCTAAAGCAGAAATTCAGAATAATTTAAAAGCATTCTTTAGTAGTTATTCAAAGTCTAAAGTTTGATACACATAGTAAGTAAAGACTATATTCTAGCCTCTGATTAAAATAATTGGGGGTTAGTCCTGATGCAAAAGAATTCGTTTTGTTTGATAGTTTGTTGTTTTATTTTTGGTTCGTCAGCACAAGCCGCTTCAGATGAAAAAGTAAAAGATTGTTTAACTTTAGAAAAAGTTGCTGAATTTACTATGGAATATCGCCAGAAAGGTGGTGTTTTATCAGATTTATATAAAATGGATTTTGGATCTAAGGACCGTAATAAAATAGTTCGTCTCATGGCTGAGGAAGCATTTGAAATACCAAGATATCAAAGTGCAAAGGTTCAACAGGATGCTATAAAAAACTTTAAAAACGATAAGTTTTTATATTGTTTAAAGCATTTAAAGTAATTAGATGAGAAAAAAGGCCCCGCTTAGCGGGGTTTTTTAATGGGTGAAATATATGTCTGATGTTTTAAGCCGTGTTCAGATTCTGCTTGATGCTAATACAGCCAAATTTGAACAAAATATAAAGACTGCCCAAAAGACTTCAGAAACATCTTTCGGAAAAATTTCATCTAGTGCCAAAGCTATGGCTGGAATTGTTGCAACGGCAACCGTTGCAGGCGCGGCTTCTTTATATAACTATTCCAAAGAACAAGCTAAGGTAATAGGTGAGTTAGAGCGCAATGCTTTTCTTGCACAATCAACTGTACAAGAATTTCAAATGATGTCTGTTGGTGCTGAAATGTTTGGTATTCAACAGGATAAACTTGCAGATATAACCAAAGACTTTAACGAAAAATTAGGGGATTTTTTAACCACTGGTGGTGGTGAATATGTCAATTTTCTTGAGCAAGTTGCGTTAAAAACTGAAGGCAGTACTTCGAAAGCATTAGAGCTTACCAAAGCGATGGCCCGTTTATCCGGTCCAGAAGCTATGGCTTTATATGTTAGTAAAATGGAAGAGGCTAATTTATCTCAAGATCAAATGTCATTCTTAATGGAAAGTATGGCTTCAGATTCCACACTATTACTACCATTGCTTAAAAATAATGCTGAAGGTATGAAACTTTGGGGAGAAGCTGCTGAAGATGCTGGCATTATCCTGAATGATAAAACCATTAAAGCTGCTCGTGAGCTCCAAGTTCAGACCAAAATGCTTGATATGCAAATGCAGGGCATGAAAAATGGATTAATGGCTTCAGTTATGCCTGCTCTAGTTGATATTGCTGATGCCTTTAGTACTGGAGATAAAGAAGCCCGCGGAATGGCTGATGGTGGCAAAGTTCTTGCGGATTCATTACGTGGTGTTGCAGCTATTGCTTTGGGGGTGTGGGCTACACTTAACTTAATTTCGAATTCTATTGCTGGTGTAACAAGCCAAGCACTTGATTCGTATGAATTGACAAGTAAAGCCGCCCAAAATGGTGGATTCTTAGATAAGTTCCCTGGTATTCAATGGGCAAAAACATTTATTACAACAGGTGTAACAGCTAGCGCGGAAAATAGTTATGTCAGCATGGCTGGCCGTGATAATGATGCTGTTATTAAGGAATTTTCTGAAAAAACGGCAAAAATTTTTGATGATACTGTTTCTAGCTCAACTAAAAAACTTGCCGAGCTTCAAGAATTAGCAAATAAAGGTACTGCTGCTGCAACTCAAGGTGTACAAGACTGGAAGGATAAGCAAGACAAGGTTGCCGAATCTGCAAAAAAACTTGCTCAGGCTCAACAGGAATTAAACCGAAAACTTGAGGAACGCAAAAGGCTCCAAGATTCAATAATCTATGAATATGGTGATAAAGAATATCAAATGCAACTCAATTATGAGCGGCAAGCAAATGATATTAAAAAGGCTTTTGAAGGTGAACAACAGCAGAGATTCTTAACCATTGCAAAAAATCGATACGATACTGAAAAAGCTTTATATCTATCAAAGTTAGCTTTTGAAGTATCAGAACATCGATTAACTGAAGAGGAAAAGCTTAACTTCCAATATCAGATTGACCAAAAGGAAATTGCGGCCAGAACTGATATTACTGATGCAGACAAAGCATCTTTTTACCGTGCAGCACGTGAAAAGCATGACCAGTCAATGGCTTGGATGCGTCTTGAGTCAGCTCAGCGCTTAAATGATGCTCAAGCTGCATTCCAAACTGAAATGCAGAATTTAACTGCAAAGTTTGAATTTGAACGTGAACAAATCCGTCTAAATAAGTCGCTTGATCCGGCAGAGCAAAGTACCTTGATAGCATCATCGTACAGAACTCAAGATTTGGAAAATGAGGCTTCAAGACATTCAGCCTGGATGGATTATCAAAGTGCTACAGGTGTTGATACTTCTGCTGAGGATGCGGCAAATAGACGAGCTGAAGCAATTAAAAATGCTTTTGAATGGCAGTTGATTACCCAAGAAGAGTACCAACAAAAGATGTTGGCGTCTGAGGCTCAATTTAACACGGATAAAGCGGCTTTAGGTGCCCAAGCTGCTGCTGACACTTTAAGCGGGATGACTGATCTCATGGGGTCATTAATAGGTGAGCAGTCTGGGGCATATAAGGCAATGTTTGCGATGTCAAAGGCGTTTGCAGTAGCCCAGGCTATTATGAATGCTCCGCAAACTTTCTCTAATGTATATACGTCTGTTTCTGCTATTCCATTAATTGGTCCATACATTGCACCAGTGATGGCAGGTGCAGCCGTTGCAGTTCAAGTTGCTCAAGCTTCACAAATTAAGTCAGTTAGCTTGGATGGTATGGCCCATGATGGTATCTCTAGTGTTCCTGAAGATGGTACTTGGTTCCTTAAAAAAGGTGAACGTGTACTTGATGATCAACAAAATAGTGCTTTAACCCGATTCTTAAATAGTAATGGCGGTCAAATGAATGGTTTTAATATCAATATTAATAACTATGCGGGCGCAAGAGTTAATACTAGACGTGATGAAAATGGTTTAACCATTGATATCGTTGATGAGCGAATTGCTGGAGCGTTTACACGTTTGGGCAGTGAATCAAATAGTCATGAATCGCAAATGGTGCAGCAAGCCTTTAATGTTGAACGTAGACGATAGGAGGGGGTGATGGATAAATTTATGCTTGAACCTCTTCAAGAGAGTTATAGCTTTACACCAGGCAACAACATTAGAGAACAGGAAAATGAAGGGGGACCGCCACGGCAGTCCCCTTTTTTTGTTGGTGCTGTTCATCGTGTTGGTGTGACTGTATATCTGGAAAACGATGAAGATCGACAATACTTTTGGGCATTCTGGCGCTTAAAGCAACGTAAACCTGAAAACTGGCTTTGGAATTTGGCTTTAGATGAGGGGATTCGAGAGGATTGTGAATGTCGGTTTGCTTATGACGTTTTACCTTCAGAATCATCTCGTAACGGTCAAGCTGTAAAAATGAGTTTCCAGGTGATAGTTAAACCTATCAAACGTAGTGCTGACTTAGACCGCAACATCGTTAATGTGCGTCAAGGCATCGAATCTAACGAAGTAATTGATGACATTGAAAAAGTGCCGAATGAATGGCTGTCAGATGCGTTGGGAGTAAATCAATGATTGAACTTACACCTGAACAACTTGCTGTACTTGACCAGTCAGCGGGTCCAATTGGTTGGCTTGAGTCTGTTGAAATTTCTCATCCGAATTGGCCGCAAGTTTTGCGTTATGTGGTTAATTCAAGTGAGCCAATTTTATTAACACATGAGGACGGTCAAACATTTGAATATGTCTATGTACCTTTAACGATTAACAGAGGCGGTGATGAGGATAATCTTGATCAAAAGCTTACGGCTGTTATCGGTGATGTGGGCACCATTGTTCCGGATTTAATAAAGTTGGTCCTTCAGGATGATGAAATTACTCCACCTATTTTAAATTACCGTGCATACATTATTGGCCGTTATGACGTACCTGCGTATGTAGTAAGGGACTTAGAAGTTGTGACGGTAACACGTGACTATCGTGGATCTAGTTTTGAAGCACAGGCGCCTGGCTTAAATGATTCAGGAAATGGGGAAATCTATTCTGCAAGTACAGATGAAAGTTTAGAAGGTTTTTATGCATGAATATCAGCAAACTTTTTTACTGTAAGTATGATCCTGAAAAATTTCACTGTGTCCATTTCGTTATTAAAGCAGCCGAATATATTTATGGACAAGATTATTCACCGTGCTTTGTTGGGTTATCTAGTCCGTTAAGTGAGGCAATTAAAACTTCAAGAGAAACGGTTCATCAAAACAAGCGTATTGATAGGCCGAAAGAAGGCTGCATAGTCCTAATGACATATATGAATGAAAGCTCCCACGTGGGGCTTTTTTTTCAGGGCAAGATTTTTCATTTAGGTGAAAGCGGGGTTCAGCGCATCACAGTTGAACAAGCCAAAATTTGGTTTAAACGGATTCGATATTATGAGCCGAATTTACATCATTAAGAATGCTTTAGACCAACAAGAGAAAATTACAGTTGAGTCTGAAAATATTCTTCATACATTTTTGCAAGAAAAAACCAAGCATCCCCAAGCGAAAATCTATAAGGGTAATCCTTGCCCTGAAAATGATATAACCCCTACACGTGATAATCGTGCATCTATTGCCCGTCTTATGGAAATGGATGATGAATGTACGATTGTTCGTTATCCTGGTGAGTTGTCCTCAACAGTAACTTGGATTGCTACAAAGTTGCTTGGTCAAGCTGTCTCTGCTTTGGTGAAGGTGCCAAAAGCACCGACAAATAATAGTTCGATGACAGGTTCAAGTAATAACAATTTATCGAACCCGGAAAACCGTCAACGAATTAAACAACGTGTCCCTTACATTCTAGGTGCACCTAAAGCTATTCCTGATTTATTTGCCCCTCCATATCGATATTTCAAAGATGGGGTAGAAGTTGAAGAGCTTTTACTAAGTGTTTGTGAAAACCCTGTAAAGCTGTCCCAATTTAAGACGGGCGATACGCCAATTCAGGAAATACCAGGAACAAGCTTGTCGGCTTATGGCTTAAATCAAAGTCTGGTTGGTACTGAAACAATCTTTAAATGGGGGGATACTTTCACCGAACCTCCAGTAATTGCCCGGCAGTGTGATTCTATTAATGGTCAAACAGCTTTGCCGCCTAATAGCACACGTGTTGAAGCTGGAGATATATATTTCCAATATCCGAATATGATTAAGGCCAATGACCAGAGCACGGCAGATCGTTTTAACTCATTCAATATTAATGAAGCTTTGATCATTAGCGGTGCAAACTTTGGTGTTGGTGATTTATCCATAACAGGTCAAGTTACTGTTGACCCGGTAAACAAGACGTTTGCTATTGAGTCAACACAAAATGTCTTGGATTATCAGAATTACCGAAAAATTAACGTGACTTCATTGCTGGTCACTGATCCTGTAAATGAGCAGCTTGATTTAGCGGGTTTGTATGATATTGATTCAATCACATATGCATCAAGTATCTATACAATCCATTTGAGAAATCCTGTAGCAACTAACACCAATTTTTCAAAAGTAACTGAGGTATTAACTTCCACAATATCGGCAAATCTAACTGCAAACACAGCAAACATCTTTTTAGATGGTGAGTATGTAGTAACTGGTATTGATACTGCCAATAAGCAGCTTACTTTAGCAACACCTAGCGGTGTAAATTCCGATTGGAATAAGTTAGCAGACTTAGAAGATCAAAAGACCAGTACTGGAAATATTAAGCTTCGCGGAAGCCAGGATAACTGGATTGGTTGGTTTACGATTAATTCACCAAAAGCGACAGGGCTTTTATTAAACTTCCAGGCTTTAAACGGGATTTATCAAGGTTCAGACGCCAAATTTGTGGATATCTTTGTTGAATATCAACAGGTCGTTTCTGATAATCCAACCGGACCAGTATTTAACCAAACGATACGTTTAAATGGTAAAGCTAATAACCGTGATAGCGTAGGTGGGTCGATGTGGATTAACTTGCCGTTTTCGGGCGCTGTGCGTTTCCGTGCAAGAAGGGTTAATGACAATGGTGATGCGGTAGATTTATCAGATGAAGTTAAATTTTATACGGCTTATGCAATTCGCTATTTATCCAAGCTTGTTTATGCAAATAGGGTTTTAATACGCCAGCGCACACAAGCAACACGTGCTGCAACTGCCGTAGATACACGACAAACTAACTGTATTGCTGAGAGCCTAGTTTATTCATATCGCGGGGGTGTACGTTCTGCTGAGCTAATCCCTTCACGCAATATGGCTGATCTCATCATTGACCTAGCTTTGAATAAACTTATTGGCCGACGCACTTTAAATGAAATCAATACTGAAGAAATTTATCGTGTATTTGATGATGTGGTTGAATATTTTGGCTCTTCCAAGATGGCTGAATTTAACTACACATTAGACAATGCAAATCAGTCATTTGAAGAAATTTGCCGAATGATGGCGGGGGCATCCGGTTGTAATGAACGTCGTTTAAATAGAGCACTGTACTTTGATTTTGAAAGGGCAGATCGGCAACCAATATTGTTATTCAATCACAGGAATAAGAAAGCTAAATCTGAAGTTAGAACATATAACTTTAAGGTTGAGAATAATTATGATGGTGTCGAAATAACATATGTCGATAGTGAAGCAGGATGGATTGAAAAGACTTTGAAAATCCCGAATGACCAAATCACGAACCCGAAAAAAATTGATGGATATGGAATTGCCTATAAAGAACAGGCTCATATCATCGGCTGGCGTGCCTGGAATAAACTGAAGTATCAGCGAGTCAATTGTAAGTTTGACTGCTTTGCTGAAGGTGAGCTAACAGAACGCGGGGACCCAATCATTGTTGTTGACGATACCCGTTTGTCACCTATAGCCCTGGGTGATGGGTCAATAACGTCTGGAGAAATTACAGCGTGGAATGGCTTAACCATTGGAATCAGCCAACCGTGTACTTTGACAGCAGGTCATGATTATGTGATTCATCTACAAAAGAAAAGCGGTTTTACTGATCAGATACCAGTTAGCCAGGGCGCAAGTGAGTATGAGCTAATTTTGGCACGTCCACCGCTTGAAGCATTGGTAACAGAAGGTGAGGTGAAAACGGTTTATTCAATCACAGTAGATGATCGTCAAGATGATGAATTGTTCCTGGTCTCAACCAAAAATCGAAATGGAGTTTTTGAAAATTCCATTTCAGCAACCAATTCCGATGAGCGTTATTATCGAAATGATAAGGACATCATCAATAACTTAATTTAACCCTGAAATGAAATTAAAGCCCTGCATTATGCGGGGCTTTTTTTTGGAGAAAATTTTATGGCGATTATCACTGAAGAAAAAATGCAGAATCTTGATCGCGATATTGAGGATGCTGGGAAATGCCTAAATATTGATGGAATTATTACCCCACGATATGGGGAGCTTTTTAAATCGTTTCCTATGGTATCGCGTGAAGGTGAAGAAAACTTTTTATTTGCCACTCAACAAATTATTGAAGCAGGATTGTTAGAAGGTTTTACAACTGAAGCTGAATTGTTAGCAAGTAGACCGACTGTTTCAAAGAAATATGCAAAAGCAAACGATACTAAAATCGTATGGTTTTGGAATAAACCAGTAGGGGCAAGTGATGGTAATTACTGGATAAGCACTGGATTAAGTGAATATAGTCAGTCAAAAAACTATTTTGATCAGTATAGTTCGCTTACAAAAAATGCGACTGTGTTTTATCCTTTTTCGAGCACCAAGCGAAATAATGTGAATGCTAGTAGTGTTTCCGCATCACATGAAGCTTACTTGAAACCGTATATTTTAAATATTACGGTGAATGGTGCTGATCCAAATAAATATTATCGTATTCAGCAGATTAGCACTCCCACAAATGCTTCCGTGCCGAACCGTTGGGTTTTTGAAGTTCTAAACCGAACAAATTTTGATACTTCAGAAACGGTAGAAAAAACTATTCCAGTTGTTTTTCCTATTGTGAATAACACAGGTATTAAAACTTTCAGTGTTGTTGATGGTGATGTCACTATTATTGTGACAGTTGATACAAGTAAAGTGCCTACAGGTGATTTCTACTCAGTTGCTTCAGGTGATAGCTCATATACATACATTATTGACCCAAGCCGTTATGTATTTTCAGCATTTAAAAAATCTGATGCAGTCGGTTATGTTGATTCAATTAGTACACTGACAAAGAACTCAACTGTTTTATTCCCGTTTAGTACATTAAAACGGAATAATGTGAATGAAAGCACTGTAGGTTCACACGACAATATTTTGCGTAATTTCATACTTGATGTTCGAGTAATGAATGCTGATCCAAATAAATATTATCGCTTGCAACAGATGAGCAGTCCCGATCAAGCAACAAATCCGAATCGCTGGATATTTGAAGAGCTTGATCGCGCTAATTTTGATACAGTAGAGACAAAAGGTAAGGCGATTACTGCAGTTTTTCCAATTGTCAAAAATACTGGGATCAAAAACTTTGTTGTTAAAGAGGGTGATTTAAGTATTTCAGTTACAGTAGATACTAATAAAACGCCTTCTAATAACTTTTATTCAGTTGCCTCAACAGATAACTCATATACGTATATTATTGATCCAAGTTTGTATTCTTATGCTGCGGTTACAAGCTCAGACATTAATGCAGTTAATACACGTATTGATAAGTTTACTAAGCCGATGCAGCTTAAAAACTTACTTAATGATTTACGTAATCCAATCCAAGATGTGAATATCATATTTGCTCCTGCCGACTCTATTACTTATGGATTAGGAGCAACTGGAAATGAAGGAGGGACAGGACAGCCCGGAACGCATGGACCAGCTACTACGCAAACATATGTAAATATCTTTCGTAATTTTCTAGGTACAGCTTTTTGTACAAGTCCCCGCTATGGTGATGATACGATTACACAGACTGGTACAGCCTATTTCACAAGTGAAGGCACAAGTGTATTAAGTGCTGAGCTTGCGAACTATACATTTAAGAATAGTGTTACTGGTAAAGTGTTTACACTTACGGAAATGCAATCATTAATTGGCATTAATGGTAGCTCTCCGACGGGAAGTTTTCTTGATTTAAAAAGCCCTTCAGTCGCTGGAGCAGTGACAGATATGGAATTTAATTTCAATGGAAATGCATTCACTATCAATTACGCAAGACTCGGAAACGGAAGTGCTACTGAATCAAACATTGATGTTTTTGTAGATGATGTTTTGCACTCTAGCTTTAACGTGTACACAGCATCTACACCTGATTTTTTAGGAACTTATACAGTAGGCGAACTACCTGAAGGTCAGAAGAAAATTCGTATCGCTAACAGATTATCTAACTCGACTATTTATGCTCGATTGATGTCTATTACAGCTACGCGAAAAATCTCAGTTACTAATGAAGGGCTTTCTGGTACAAACTCTAAACAATGGCTTGATAATAACTGGATTCCAAACGTAATTACCGCTAAAGCTAATTATGTTTTCATGATGATTGGTACTAACGATCGGCACACTACGCAGAAGATAGGGACATTTAAAAATCAATATCTTCAGTTGATTGACCGTATTACTGCAAAGAATCCAAAAGCACAAATCATTATCATGTCACCGCCTGCCGTGACTCAAAATGAAGATCCTAATACGACGGTATATAAATTTAGGATTGCAGATCTGAATTATGCATTAAGTCAGATTGCGCAGCTAAGAGGTCATTCTTTTATTAGTCTCTTTGAGGCAACATCCAAGCTCAAAGCTAAAGGTGAAAACTATTTGTTTGATCAAATACATCCAAATGATTATGGTTATGGAGTGATTGCCGAATACATTATTAATCAAATCTTGAATGCATAAGTTGAAATTTAACAAAGCCTCTTCTTAGAGGCTTTTTTATTGCCAGTTTCTGGAGAAATGGGTATGGCAGAACCAGCAACATCAACAAGCACAGCAACATACGGTTTAGTAACAAATTTAGCAGGGGGTGGGATGGTTTTATATGGCGGTCTTTCTACAACTGAATGGATGGCTGTAGTTGGGGGAATCTGTGCCTTTGCAGGTTTGATAATTCAGTTGTGGTCCGCTTATCGAAAAGATCAGCGAGATGAAGAGTTACATAAAAAATTGATGGGTGAAGATAATCATGACAAACAAGACTAAACTTTTCGTAATTGGTTCAACTATAGCCGCCTCAATGGGCGGTTTTTTTATTTTTGGGCCTAGTGATCAGCAAGTTCAGGCTACGGCCGCAAAAGAGGGTTATACAGCTAAACCGACCATCCCGGTGAAGGGTGACCGTCCGACTATTGGCAATGGCACCACATTCTACCCGGATGGCCGTGCTGTAACTATGAATGACCCGGCTATTACTCGAAAGCAGGCTTTTGAGTATTTGAAATTCACAATGAATAAAGATGCTCGAGCATTCAACAAAACATTGCTGAATATTCCAATTTCACAAGCTGAATATGACCTTTATCTAGATTTTACTTATCAATATGGGATTGGTGCCTGGTCTGGCTCATCCATGCTGAAAAATCTAAAAATTGGAAAATATAAAGCCGCTTGTGAATCGTTATTGAAATGGAAATACGTTGCAAAGCGTGATTGTTCAGTCCGTTCCAATGGTTGTTATGGGGTTTGGGTTCGCCAGGAAGAGCGCTATCAAAAATGCATGGGGGTTAATTCATGAGTGAGTTCAAAAGAGTGAGCAAAGTCTTGCTTGAATCCAATGGGATTTACTTCATTGAATGCCCAGGATGTAAATGTTGGCATCCATTGCACGTTGGTCCACAACACAAAATACGATGGAATTTTGATGGGAACTTAGAAAAACCAACGTTTTCACCTTCGCTGATGGTTAATGCTGGAGAAAGTAGTCAATGCCATTCCTTTATTAGAAATGGACAAATTCAGTTCTTATCTGATTGTCATCACAGCCTAGCTGGTCAAACGGTCGATTTACCAGAAATTGAGGATTTCTAATGACTTGGATTTTAAATAATAAGCGATGGTCTTTGATCATCGTTTTGTCAATTCTTTACCTAATCCAAATTGGTTACACCAATCATCTCGCAGGAAAGGTAAATCAAGCTGAGCAGCAATGCCAAGCACAAATACAAGATATTGAGCGTAAGCAGGTAAAAGCCCTTGCTGAAGCACAAAATGAGCTAAATAAAGTGAGTGCCGATTATGAGCAATATAAGTCAGAGCAACGTACAAAAATCGAATATGTTGAGCGTGAAGTGCAAAAGATCGTTGAACGTCCTGTTTATAAGTCTGCTTGTGTTGACGCTGATGGCATGCAGCAAATCAACGATCTTATCAAAGCCGGTAATACCAGCTAACTTAATGCAGCCATGCCCTAATTTGAATGAATTAACGGGCACAACGGGCAAAGATTGGATGATTTGGTCTGTTGATACGGTTGCTAAATATAATGATTGCAAAGCCCGTCATGGTGGAGTTATAAAAGCCCTCAATTGAGGGCTTAATTATTGATAGTCAACATACCTTCAAACGTAAAATAATTATTAGATTTCAAGTTCTGAGACATCGACCACGATCGGTTTTGATACATGCTCCCGCCAAATCCAAGTTTGAACTTTCCGAATTTCCCTTGAATCCCTTCAATCGCTTGCATCAAATTTTCTGTTTTTTCTAAATCGCTATAATCTGTTAGTAAGTCATAAGTATAAGTATGCTTACTCTCGAGTGCAGTCAAAACTACCCCACATTTTTTAAAGTCCACTCCAGGCTTATAAATATATTCCATCATTCTTGTTGTTGCCTTCACAAGCTTTCTAACGTCGTCCGTTGGTACTGCAAACGACTGTGATAATTCTTTTTTATAATAGGGTTTATGCACATCAAATGGACTTGAGTGAGCAAAACCAATAATACAGCCGCATAGGGCTTCATCTTTTCTAATGCGTGTGAATGCCTCTTGTGTACGTCGGGCAATGGCTTCTTTTAAGTCATCCTTATCAGTAATTTTTTGCTTAAATGCACGTGATGAAATGATTTGCTTTCGAGAGGGTGGAGTATCTTCAATTTCAATGCAAGCGATGCCGTTTAGCTCCAGCACTGTGCGCTTCATAACGACACTAAACAATGATTCCATGTGATATGGGTTTGACATCATAAGATCATAAACTTTAGTAATTCCCATTGATTCAAGCTTTTTAGCATGCTGGCGGCCAACGCCCCAAACTTCAGAAACGCTGGTCTGTTTATAAAGCAAATCTCTTATATTGGTTGGGAACGATGTAAGGTTACATACGCCATCAAATGTTTTATAAGTTTTTGCAAGATGATTAGCCATTTTAGCTTCAGTCTTACTTCGGCCAATACCCACGCATACGGGCAGACCGATCCATTGCCATACTCGATTTTTCATTAGCCTGGCATAAGCGTCTAAATCATAGTGCTGTTTGTATGCTGTGAGTTCTAGGAAAGCTTCATCAATGCTATAAGTCTCATGTTCTTTGTCAGTAACAAACTGCTTTAAGATTGCATGAAATCTTTTGCTCATTTCTGCATAAACGGGGTAATTGCTGGAGAGTACAGCGACATTATGTCTTTTAACTAAATCAATAATTTTAAATAAAGGGTCGCCCATTTTGATGCCAATTGCTTTGGCTTCTTGAGAACGTGCAACAGCGCAACCGTCATTGTTGGAAAGCACAATTACGGGTTTATTAATTAATTGAGGGTTGAAGAAACGTTCTATACTTGCATAGCAGTTGTTTACATCAACCAAGCAAAAAACACGCGGTTTCATCTCATAAATTGATTACGTTACAAATTCAAGTTAATGGTAGAGATGAGCTTTCAAAAATTCAAATCATAAAAATCTTTGTAAATCAGAGACACGACAATTAAAGACGCTAGAGTGGTTGCATTTGGTCGGAAATTCCCCAACTCTAAGTATGCAAAGTTGGTCATGACAGGTTTTTTGACAGGCACATCTTATAAACAGTAAAATACAATTCAAGCTAGGGGATGTAAGTTATTGATTTCTAGTATCAGTAATTTAATTGTATTTGATAGTGTTTGATTGTTTCGGGTTCAACTCCCGTCATCTTTATTTTTTGAAGTGGGTACAGTTCAAACTATACCCAAAAAATTAATAACTATTAACCCGCTTCCTCTTCTTCAATTGTTTTCCTAATAGACTCATCTTGTTTTCGAAGATAGCTTTGAAAAATAGCAGCCTCAATCTCATCATCTTCGCTTTTGATGTTTCCTATGGCTAGTAATAATTTATCAATTGCATAAATCATTGTCTTAAACTCAAAATCATAATATGAATTATCATAACTTGGTGAGCTATCAATTATAGTTTTTAGCTTCTGAAGCCCTTCTTTATAAGATTTTAAAAGATCTTTTGCAAAATTAGTATCAAACCCTGGTGTCTTATAAATTGCACTACCAGATTTTTCTAATACATACAAAGATTCTTGGCCAATACAGTCAATCACAATTTTAGATTTTGAAAGCATAAAATTATCTTTTAATAATTAAAGTGAAGAAATATTTGTATATAGATATGTGGATAAATTCAAGTAGCAAGATTAATTTTGCAAATTAATACTTTCTTAATCAGATTTGCGTTTGCGACAAAAATGCGTCAGTTTTATATTAAGTTATTGAATATAATAAATTTAGATTGTCCTTGACATCGTAGAGGTCTCCAGTTCGAGTCTGGATATGCCTACCAAGATCTTAAATTCATATCCTGTTACATAACTTTATATGAATTGAAAAGCCTCAAATTTCAATGATTTGGGGCTTTTTTATTGCTTTATATGCAGTTATATAAATCTATATATTAAAGCTTGTTCTGTATCATGTGTTGTATCATACCTATAAATCTAACTCGTGATACACGAAATATCTTATTTATGAAAAGAAGTGCAATTAAAAAGCGTCCCTTGTCTGACACCACATTGTTGAACCTAGAACCAGAAAATAAAGATTATAGGGAGCGTGATAGTAATTCGCTTTATTTTTTAGTGCAAAAGACAGGTAAAAAGTCTTGGCAATTACGTTACAAGAATGAAAATGGCAATTGGACTTGGATGGGATTGGGGGCTTATCCAGAAGTTAGTGGGGCTTTGGCAAGACGTAAAGCAAATGAACAATTAGAAAAGATAGCACGTGGTGAAAGTATTGAGACAAAATCGATATTAAAATCGAAGCAGCAAAAAGTAGCGAATCAAAAATTTAGTATTTTGATTAATGAGTGGTTAAATACAAAAAAAGCTAATTGGGGAACTCCTACTTTTGATAAGGCAAAAAAATCTATTGAGCGACATATTATTCCAGTTTTTGGTGATAGGGATTTTACAAGTATTTCGCCTATAGAATGGTTTACCTTCTTTCAAGGATTGCAAAGAAATTTAAATATTCATACTCAAGTCGAAAAATTAACATCCTACTGTCGTAATACATATGATTGGGCAAAATTTCAAGGACGGGTTAACTCTAATCCCTTAGAAGGTATAACTAAGCATCTTGATAAAAGTGTTAATGGGAATATGAAGTTTATTGAGTTAGATGAACTTCCTACTTTAGTAAGATCAGTTCGTAATTATCCCAAAAGAAATTTAGCCATAGGACTAGAGCTTTTCATTTTATTGTTTCCTAGACCAGTTGAGCTTCGTTTTGCTACTTGGGATCAATTTGATCTTGAGAAAGCAATATGGTTGAAACCTGCTGAGATTATGAAAAAAGGGATAGCTCATGCTGTACCCTTACCTAAACAAGCTATCGTTCTACTAAAAGAGTTACAACTCTATAAGACAGAATCTAATTTATTATTCCCAAGTCGTGGGAGTTTAACAAAACCAATTTCTGATAATACTTTTAATATGGCACTAAATAGAATGGGGTATAAAGGTAGACAAAACCCTCATGGTTTTAGACATATTGCTAGTACAGCCTTAAACAATAGATTTAGTGATAAAGCACAAGTTATTGAGGCATGTTTAGCTCATATAAAAAAAGGGGTAAAAGGTGTTTATGATAAAGCTGCACACTTCGAGGAAAGAAGAGTAGTGATGCAATGGTGGGCAGACGAAATAGATCAACTTTCATTGGGTCATAAAATTACTTAATTAATAAGATAAAAGAGGGAGATCTGAGAATATCTCCCTCCATTTAATTTAATTATTTTTTAACTCATATCATATTTCCGTTCTCTTAATTTGAAGGCTTGATGTCCACCTTCTAATATTTCACAAATATGCTCTTTGATTCTCTTTCTTTCAAGAATGGAAGCATTTGGATTGTTTGATTTTGTTAAACACTCAATACTGCCATATTTATATTGGAACTTCTTTTCTTCATTGTTTGGGCTTTGGGAGCCATGTTGATTTGCGACTATAACTAACTCACTATCAGCATTGACTACTACATTGGCATTGTGTGTAACGAGGATAATTTGGCGTTGAGTTTTTTTCTCTTTTAAGTAAGTTACAAGTTCGGTATATATTGCTCGGTTATCTAAATCATCTTCAGGTTGATCAATAATAATTGGGCACTTACTATCACTGCAATCTAAAGTCATTTTTAATACAACAAATGCTTTTTTACCTTGTGACATAGCATTATAGTTATCACCTTCATAAGTCACATCATATCTTAGTTTAAACCACGAATTATCAAAAAACTCTTTAGTTAAACTAACTAGGGTTGAACCCTGTTTTAACTTAATTAAGTTATTACTAATATGGTATGTTAAATCATCAAAAAGATTTAAAAGCTCTTTTTCACTAGAGACAACCTTGTTAGTAAAACTTTGAGCTTTATCACTTTGTTGATTAATATTTTTTCTTATCCAGTTTTGGTAGTTAATAATTTCAAAAGTTTTAGTTGCTGTTATCTTTAAATCAGGACTAACTATAAAAGAGTTAATTTCTTTTAATAATTCTGTATAAGATTTAGATAATTCTAACCAGTCATGACGAACCGCTTCAATTAAGCGTGTAGCTTCACTATTTAAATTTTCAATTTCTTTTAAAATTTTATCTATATTAGCAGCCTTCTCTTCTTCCTGTTCTCTCTGCTTTAAAATTGGTTTTAGGCTTTCTGATTTTGAAAGGTAGTTAGCAACTTTATTAAATTGGAAATCTACCGTAATTCTATGAGATTCAATTTCAATATTGTTATATCTCTCCGTTATGATATGGAAAGATTCTTTTTTTATTTCTCCAACTTTGGCTGAAATATAGTCTTGAATATCCTTTATTTTTTCTTCAATATTATCCTTTATGAGAGAATAACTTGGATGAAAAACAAAAGGATTCTGAATTGTTAAAAAGTTATGAATACTTCCTAAATCAATATTATTTCTTAAACCAATAAGTTCATTTTTTTCTATCAATAATGAATGGAGTTTATTTTTATTATCTTCATAAGTTTTAAGTTCATCATCTGTGATGTCATCCTTTTGAAATTTATTTATTTGGTCTGTTAAAGATTTAATTTGAGCGTGAACATCATTCAGATTACCTAATGTATGTAGAAAATTATTTTTTTGTTCTATTTGATCGCGTATAGAGAAATAACTAGATAGTTGTTTTGCAATATTTAATTTCGTTTCGGCAACCTGAGCTTTAAAAGGTTCGAATAAAGCTTGATTTTTCTGTAGCAGAAGTCTTTCCACAATTTTTTCGATTCCTTCATCTTGTGACCTTCTATACATATGTCCTTGATAAAAGTATTCAATTTGACGCGTATCATCCTCCTGTCCATCTTTCCAAATAATTCTAAGATCTTTGCATAAATTATCTAGATGAGGAGGTTTGTTATCTAAAGCATTTGGTTGCAGTTTATGTGCTAGACACTGAAGTAGCGTAGATTTTCCTGAGGAACGACCACCAATAATTGACGTTAAGTTTTGATTAAAATATATACGTTGATTAAATACGTGATCATTTTTTAATTCAATACGATCTATTACTTCATAATCATTCTTCAGCTCAGGTCTTGATGCTCCTATATGAACTCGTGTTGCAGGTTCATGTAGAATTTGTTTTAGACCTTCAAAAGATGGTTCAGCTTTAATCCAACAATAGCGTTCCCCATGAGGATTAAATAAAGATTTTAGATCATGGGCATCACTACCATGTATACAAGGCTTATAGCTACCAAATTGTTCTAAATAATCTTTTTGTTTTTCAAAGGTCTTCCCTAAGAAGAAATCTTTATCAATTGGAGAAAAAATAGCATCAGATACTTTATATAAAGATTCTCTTAGAGTTTTTAATGTGGAACCTTCTTGTTGCTTCAAAAAATTTTCATGGCCTTGAAAAGCTGAAGCTCCATCTTTATTTGAGTTAGAGACAACGACTATACAGTGCTCACGAAAAGCTGGGTATCGATTAAAGGCACTAATTATATCTGATGGATTCAATATAAACTGTTCTATGCCTTTTTTTATTGCTATTTCCTCATCGAGATGTTCATCTTGTGCTTTTTTTCTACCTAATTTAGCTAAGTCATAATCACATAATTTATATATTTCAGTTGAAGAAGCAGTAAAAGTTAGATTATCTATAAAACGCTGTTCATATTCTGCAATTGCTGATGGATTTATCAAAAGATGAAAGTTAATTGCTGAGCCATGATTGGTACTAGGAGTTGTCCTCAATTCAATATTAGGAAGAATAAAGATTTTGGATATACGTTTTTTTTCTTCCACACTAAAAGTAGCTATATTTTCAATTTTTTTCTGAAAATCAATAACTTTCTTGAAGTTTGCTACTCTAAAGTAATCTGTAATACCTATTACTTTAATATCTTTATCGAGAGCTTTTCTAAAAAGCTCAATACAATATTCTTCAAAGGTAATGTTGCCGAATTGATCATTTTTAGCCGTACCTTTAGTATGAATATGTAGATCCCAACGTGCCCATTCAGAACCACGATTAACCATAATTAACCCCTCTATCTTAATTTAATTACTTTAAAAAAAGATAATTGCTATGCCATGTAAACTTTATTAAGTTTTAAACTACTATTTATTGTGTAGTTTTCATTGTTAAACTGTAGCTAATTTTAAATATAAGAATCAATAAAATATTAAAATTTTGAAAAATTCGTCAAACAAGAAGTTCGGTAGAAGAAGGGCGAAAATAGTTAGAAGAGTGAGTTCTGAAAACAATAGTAAATTAGAAATAAATAAAGCATAAAAGTTTGAGCTGAGATATTTTTTATAGGATATTTTAAAAAAAACATTGAATGTATTTTGCCCTTCTATTGTTGTGCTTAACCTATAAATAGATAAATTCTTAATTGTAATTAGTGTGTTACAGGGATGTTGAAGATGGGAAGTAAAATTAATTAATATGTAGTAATTGTGGCTAAGTGATTGATTTTAAATTGTTATTGTAGTTGTTTAGGAGGTATATTTTATTAATTTATATCTTCTGTAGGTAATCGTTTGAAATCTTGTGAATTAGTTAATGTTTTAAAGTCAGTAGAAAAATATTTTTCATAAAACTATTGACAAATATTTTTAACTTGTATATATTTAGACGCCTGTCTGATTTGGCAGACGTTTTTTTAATAAAAAACATAATTGATTATTTAAACCAACACTAATAATCGCAATACATCTAATTGAAATTTACTCAGCAATAAGTGCACTAAACTTACCGCATCTTCTTCTGTAGCTATATTCATTATTACTATCATGTCCTAGATATTCTTTTAAAGAATAAATCTATGCGATAGCTATTGCCTTTTTAGTGTTGAGCACAGGGTTGGTTAAATACTAACTAGAAACTAAACATACAAAGGAGGGCTATGGTAGGAAGTACAGAATATAAAGACTTCATAATACTTAATAAAGAGATGAATAAAGATAACTTAGATTCAATGATTAAAGTTTTATCAAGGGCTAAAGATACAATGATAAATCCTAGGATGCTTCATTTTGTATCAGAAATTGTAGATATTGATGCATTTCCAAATAAATTTATTCAATCATTTAAAGAAAAATTTATTAGTGAAGTAAAGTTAAGAAATAAAGAACATAAAAAGGAATGGGTGCCGACTGATAAAGTTAAATATTATCAGAGAAGGAAAATTCCTAAAATCGAGTTACTTTATAGTATTGAATCAAAAATCATCAAAATTGGTGAATACGAAAGATATTTGCATGAAGAGGGGAATAGTGAGCGTATATATCATCATATCCATATCATGATAATAGTAGATATTGGTCATAATGATTATGGACGTAATGAGATAAAAATTTGTGTTAATAAAGCAATCTCAAGAATCTCTGGTTTAGAGGAGGTTGTATATGAAGATTGTGTATGTACCAAAAATTATCGAGTAGTGTCACTAGGATTTCTTAAGTTACGAGATAGTAATAGCAAGGTTAAAATTGAGACTGAATTTATTGATTATTATTGGCATGATTTAAAAAACGAATTTGAGGATGCAATAATTAGGGCATCTTATTTGTGTAAAACAGAACAGAAGCTTTTACTACCTGAACGATTTCAAAAGGGTAATAGCTTTAATATCACTAGAGAAAAAAGGAGTTAAAACATGAATTTTTAATTAATTGAAAATAAAGTCTTGGGAATGACAACCAAACTTTAATTCTAAGCATGATTTAAGCATGTTATAGAGCGTTTTTGAATGAAGCTATAGTTACCTACCAGACAGGTAAGAACTATGGCTATTTTTATGGGTAAAATAAACAATAGAGGTAAAAATGGAATTAGATTTAAATGAGAAATATCGTGTGGTAACTGATGAGTACAATTATGTTTTGCAAGAGAAGAAGATAATTGGTAGCAAAAAGCCAGCTACGAGATCACCTGATGCTTGTAATGTAGGCAAGATAAAATATACAAGCCTTGGGTACTACTCAAACTTATCAAGTTTAGTGTATGGATTAATAACACATGAAATTAGAATCTCAAAAGTAGATGAGATTAATGAGATTGAGATGCTAGTTAAAAGATGCACTCAGGAGATTGTTGATAATCTTAGCTTATACGGTATTAAAAAAGAAGTCGCTAACTATGAAGAATAATCTTTTAAGCGCATTGACACATAATTTATTAACGAAAAATTAAGGAGGAAAAGGTACAAAATGAATCAAGTAGTAATCAATGGAGGACAATTAGGCAGTATATTAGATCGTAAGTTACGCATAACAATAAATGAAGTTTGTGAACTTTTATCGATAAAAAGAGATAAGTTGGGGAAGTTAATAAAAAATGATCCTTCTTTTCCTATCCCAATAAAAGAAGGTAGAACAAGACAAGCAGCAGTTTATTTTGATACGAAACAAATTGAGTATTGGTGGCAGCTTAAAGTCGAGGAAGTCAAATTATCAAATAAAATTTAATAAGAAATAAAAATTCCCTACTTCTTAGGAAGATAGGGAATAAATTATTTTATAAAATTCATTTTTACTATTTTAGAATTCTTTAAGGTGTTCTATCATGGGATAAGTACCTGAAAATAAATAAACATAAAGGATTCTTCATGAAATTGTTAGGATTAAAAGAAAGTGATGAAAAAAAACTTCGTGAGGGGCTTGCTCAACTAAGAACCCTACATGATTATTTATCTTCAACCTACTCCTTAAGATCTGATCTTAAAGATTTAGTAGATAACCGATTTACAGTACGAGTATTGTTGCAAGATGAAATAAATAAAATTACTCAGCATCAAAAACAATTAAATGATAAAACTCAGGAGTTAATTAAGTTAAAAGATAAATTAGATATTGCTTTATCATCTATAGAAAACCTTGAGCAAGTACTTTTAGAAGATGAAAATGGGTATTCTAGATATAATGAAATACTAGATATAACAGACAAAGAAAATATTCGAATATTACAATTAGAAACAGCTCAGATTAAGCGATTTTATTCCGAGTTATTTGAAGAAAAAGAAGGTGAGGAATCTGAGGGAGAGCTATCTAAAGTAGATAGAATAAAAAAAGAAATTAGTGAAATTTCTAAAGAATATAATAATTTATTTGAAGAGCTAAATGATGATGGTGAGAATAAGTTTACTGAATTATATGAAAATATGGATACATTTATTACTTATTATAAAGAAATTTTTGAAAAAGAAGATCCTAGTTCAGAAAGTAAAAAAGATCAAATCAATTCTCAATTAAATAGAATACAAAACTTTTACGATAAAATTTATGGTAATAAAGAAAAAGATATAGAATCTTTAAAAGATATTTTAGATACCAGACTAGAAAACCTTTCTAAAGTTGAAGAAAGAGCTAAAGCTGTAATAGGCTTATCAAGTGAAGCGGGACTGGCAGGAGGATTCGTAGTAAAAGGGAGAGAGGCCAAAATAGGACAAATAGCTAGTCTTTTCATTTTTATAATTGTTGTATTAATTCTTTTTTTCTTTAATTTATATTTTTTTGATAAAAAAGATTTTGTAAATATGAAATGGGATTCATTAATTTTTAAATTCTTAATTAATGTGCCTTTGATTTGGATTGCTACAATTGCTAATATAAACTTAAATAGATTTTCAAGGTTAGAACAAGAATATTCTCATAAAGAAGCATTAGCAAAATCATATGAGAGATATAAAACGGAGATTGATGAGCTTGAGAAACTAGGTGTGTCGGGTTCAGAAGAATTAAAATTAAAGCTATTAGAGATTAATCTCGATGCATTTAAAGTTAATCCTGCTGATCATTCGGATAAAGCTAAACCAGATTTTTCAATTTTTGATCTTGTTAAAAATAAAAATGATTCAAAAACAGAGACGTAA